CGAGACCAGTTATGGATACTTAACGATAACGAAGACCTTAAACTTACCCTTACAGACGAAGAATGTATGGATCACCTTAGATGTATATTAGATAACCACGATGCTAATTACGGAATAACTTGGGAAAACATATATCAATCGTTATGGGATGATTTCGAAGAAGAAATATTATTGAAAAGGAAAACTGAGGAAAAGAAATGAAAAAACCAAAAGTAATTATTTATTATGATTTGTTTGTCCCATGGATATACGAAGACTATGGTTCTGACGACTTATTAGAAGCATGGAGTGGTGGCGAGGCTCCCGAAGATAATGCGTTAAACATTGCAGGGATGATACCTATTCAACATATTAAAAACTGGAAAGAAATAAAACATTATTATGATGAACAGCCGTATAACGGAACAAAAATAAACCCACATACAGAAAAATTGTATGCTTCATGGTCTGAGTATTATGAAGATGATGGTTATGTTGAGACTTTGCCCGAACAATTAGATGAAGTTGAGTGGGATTATACAGAAGATTATTACGAGGTGGTTGATGAGTTATTATAATAAATATATACGATCAAATACAGATTTCGATTTGTTTTGTTACCAGACGTACGCTGAGTATGTTACGGAAAAGAAAAAATGGAACGAGGACAGTGATATCGTTAGTCGATCCGAATATATTGGTATGAATTACAGTAGTTTAAAAGCAGATTTTAAAGAGTTTATGCTAGATAAAGACGGTGACGAGTAATCTCTTGCTCGTAGTACTGCTTTACTTTGGTAAAACTCGTTTATATAATATAGTTTGTTATTAAATAAACTATTAGAAAGGAGAAAGATATGACGAAATTTAAGATAGTCACTACGACTACATTCGGAGCTAAAGAGCTAGAAGCCCTTACAGGTATTGCACCTGCTATAAACGAAGACGGGTCTACGATGACCTTTGAAGAGTTTAAAGCTAGAGAGAAAGCTAAACGCGAGGCTCAGAAATGATACCTTGTAATCTATGCGATAACCATATACCTAAAGGCAGATTGTCTTTAGGTTATGTGACTTGTTTACCATGCGGGGAAGCCGTAGCCCAGAGGTTATCTGAGCAGAGGAAAAAGCAGACTGCACCTGCTTATAATAAAGGTGCATACCAATATATAACGATTAACGATATTAAAACTATAGGGAGATGATGATGGAAGAAATAATTAAATGTGTGATTTGTGAAAAAGATGTAGAACAAAAGAAAACGCCTGACGGTAAGGTTTATTGGAATCAAGGTGAAAACGCTGAGCCTTACGCAGAGGGCAGATGTTGTGTTTTATGTAACTTTATACACGTTATACCAGCAAGGTTAGAAATGATGGGTAACGGAGATAACGGATAATGGAAGATAAATATAAAGAAGTTATGTTTGAGTATTTAGATATGATGCAACAAGAAGGTTATGCGAATATGTATACAGCACCGATGGAGCTTAGACAAAAGTTTGGTATAAGTAGAAACGAATCGGATGAAGTAGTTGCCGCTTGGGTAAAACAATTTGTCGAGGAGATAGCTGATGCTAGGTAAATTTACTATAACAGTTGTATGCCCTGCTACAGGGGAGATGATAGATTTCGATATTAATCGATCAAAAGATTACGATTGGCATGTTTACGATACACGACTCGATTCAGGTAGTTTTAGAATCTATAACGATTGGACCGACGCAGTTCGTTCGGTTTTATCTATTAAACCTACGAAAAGAGATAATGGATAACGATAAGTTATTCGTTTTATTTACGAGTTCCCTTGTTATATGGGTACTCGTAAGTTTGTTTTTGTGGGCGTCTCGGGGCTTGGCAACGTTGCTTTAAACTCGCTTTACTGGGGTTTATAATAGGTTAAGGGTTAGCGTAAGATTAACCCGTAACTATAGAAAGGAGAGAGATATGACTAAAGATTGGAAACAGTTCGATTTATTCGGTACTAAGATAGAGTTTAAAGTAGGTAACAGTACTGTTGATGGGAACGAAGAACTAGCTTTCGCTAGGGATTTTGCTACATGGATAGAGCATGAACAAACGGGTATAGAAGATTCAGTATATACGTGGACTTCACAATCATCAGACGGTAAATATAACTATATCGGATTCGATTGGGAAGAAAATGAATTTTTAGATGAAAGCGATAAAGCTATTACTTTTAGAAAAGAGAATGGATAGTAACCTCCATATACAGTCTATGGCTAGACTAGGACAGATTTGGTATCTTGCTGATCTATTCGATTACCGAGATACAGAAAAATACGGTTGGATCAGTGAGGCGTATATGATGCAGATAGGTGATTGTGCTATATTTAATGATAGGCGGAGAGCTTCTAACTTTTACGGGTCTACTCGGAGAGCAAAGATTAGGGTTATTAAATACCACGATCTAGATTTGAATCTAATCGCTTTTACTAGGTACTCGTAGGCTGCTTTAAACTCGGTTTGCTGGTAGGTATAATATACGTAAGGGTAAATACTAGATTTACCCTAGAAACTATAGAAAGGAGAATTATATGAACGAAACATACGAAAAGATACAAGCTGAGTTTGATAAATGCCGAGTAGATGAATGGCACTCGGTGATACCTTTGTCGGAAGACGGATGGAGTATGTATGATAATTTAGGTGATGTGAGTTATCCAGGAGGAAACCAGCAAAATGGTTTATTCTTACACGAGAATGAGACGGGACATATCGAGCCTAAGAATAGCTATACCTATAATGCATTTACTAGTTTGTTTGAAGATGCCGATTATATTTATAATATATTTGCGATTAGTGGTGGGTGTGACCATCACGAAGGACATCTTGCTCAGATTACTAGGCTTGATAAAAACCCTAACGGAGGTGAGTGATGGATAACCCATGGACAGAACTTAAACACGGCGGCGAAATCTACGAAGGAGACGATGCTAGTGATTTTCCTGAAGACCTAGACTTAGGTAAAGAGGTGGGTAGATACGAAGAAAACAACGAACATTTTGTTTTCCACGTAAACGAAACCAACGGCTACAATTACGTTACGATAAGAATGCCAGAAGAAGGTGGTGATACAGGCATAATTATTAGGTTAGCTACTTAAAGATAGTCCCCCACTATTTAGCCCTCGCCTCGTGCGGGGGTTTTTTTATGCTCGTAACTCGTAGGCTGCTTTATAATCGCTTTGCTCGTAGTTATAATATACGTAAGGGCTAATATAAGATTAGCCCAAAACTATAGAAAGGAGAATTATATGATTGATAACTGTATAGAATGTGGTGAGCACAAAGAGTGTAGCCAAATGTTTACCCAGTGCGATGAAACAGGTTGGATGGATACATTCCCCGCTTGTCGTGATTGTGAGACTGATCCCCATAGAGCATGGGCAGGTGAAAGGAAAAACTTTGTAGGAGGTAGCTTACATGAAAGAAGTTAAACAAGTGACAGTTGATGTCCAAGGTAACGATACCGTTGTTTGTCTGATGGCAGGAGCGGTCTACGATTTAGTTGATTTACTTGAGGATAAAACAAACGAGATGGAACTGGACGTGTTATCAGAAAAACCAGATTGGGGTGATTCTCAGTGGGCTGAGTTCGCTGCTGAGTTACGACACTGGAAAGAAATCAAAGTTAGATTAGCTGATTATTTATAAGATAATCCCCCGTTATCTTTAGCCTCGTCTCGTGCGGGGCTTTTTTATGTCTATTGGTATTGTTATCTGGTAAACTAAAAAAGTTTCTATGAAAACATTCGTAGATGTACTAATATCTCTAATATACTAATAGAATCGATCTACGAGTCTCTTGGTTAGTCTGTTCGTTGTTTTATCAGAACTAATAGAGTTCTATTACTCTATTACAAATGTATGGTAAGATACCTAGAGGGCATGGAGAAACTATATAATTGAATTGTTTTCTAATATGATATGTAATATTACTTGGTAACACTCAGGAGACTCGATGAAACAACTAGCATATACATCATTACTGCCGACAGAAGATGGTAAAGCATTCGTTGACGACAAGGGTAAGATATGGCAACCGCTCAACTCTAAACAAAAGCTATTTTGTAAGGAGTATTTCAAGGGTCAAACAGCTACCGATTCCGCCGTTAAAGCAGGGTATACCAAAGACAGGAAGGGTGCGAAGACACAGGGCAGCGTTCTACTAAATCATAACCCACTTGTACGAAACTACCTCATTGACTTGGAAATCACAGCCTCTCAGAAGGATGCAGTTTCTCTAGAGAATCATTTGTCCACGCTCCACGATCTACGTGAAGAAGCCAAAGACCAAGGTCAGATATCCGCAGCCATCACAGCCGAGGTCCATCGAGGGAAAGCAGGTGGACTCTACATTGATAGACGCGAGATACTAACAGCAAAGATCGATCTGATGTCCAAGGACGATCTACTTACTCGACTCGAAACACTGATAAAGAAACGAGCCATGGAGCCGACGGTCATCGACGCGGAGTAATCTACTCTACTCTATCGCTCTACTCGATCGCTCTACTCTACCCTTCCCCTTCCCCTCTACTCTATCAATCTACTCTATCGCTCCGTCGTTCGGGTCGCTCTCGTCTCTCTAATCCGTCCAATCCGTCCAATCCGTCCAATCTTTAATAACCTTACTAACTTAGTTAGTTATATAGGCTAACTAACTAATATAGTTAATATAGTCTATAGTGTTGTATTACTAACTCATTACTATATAATAGGGGAGTAGTATAGGGAATTAGGATACTTTACTATTAAACTATAATAACCACCTAAGAGAATAGAATTATGAAAAGTAACGATAAAATAATGAGTCAGGCAATAGCTAACGTAGATGAGGTTAAAGCAAAGTTAAAGGCAATGCCTAAAACTTCTAATAGTGGTATATCTAATACCGCTATTCTTACTATAACTAAGGACTTCGCCAATAGTACTGATAAGCCCCTTAATAATCAATGTACGCTTTTATTAGCATACCTTAGAATATTAGGCGGTACGGCTACCGTTGGACAACTTGATGAGATGATTAACTTATCTAAGGATACTAACGTTGCCTTTGTTCATAACAAGGGTAAGTTAGCGGGGCAGTCTTACGGTCAAGACATGTCAGTTGTAATAGGACATTACAAAGATAAGATGTTAGGTAATGAAGCATGGACTCAGACAAGAGGTACATACGCTATAGTGACAGTTAGCTAAGCTAACCTAACCTACCTAAGGGCTACACTCGTAGCCCTTTTTTTATGCCTACAATAAAGCTAGGCTACTTATCCCCCTCTTATACCGCCTTAAAAGACCCCTATACCCCCCTTACGCTTACGGCGGCGGTCCC